AGAGAACTGTACGTCTTGCCCCTCGTAGCTTATCGGGTTGCTCTACGCTGAAGAACTCAATGTAAGAACCATTGGAGAATGTGTATTTAAGTGCAGACCTATTCCATTGGTTATCTCTGTACCTTCCTGTCATCATCATAATCTTTAGGAAGTCTTTCATTGCACCCCTTCTTAGATGTGGTACTGACTCAGATACAACAGAAACCTCAAGCATATCATTTCTGATTGCTCTGTCAATAAGTATAGGAAGAATGCCAAAGGTCTTACCCGCTGACGTTCCTCCTTGTATTACTTTCTTTCTTTTTGTTAAAGCGTGTAGCTTTCGTATTGCAGTTGTTGTTTGAAACATTAAAGGTCAAATAAAGGTTGCTCTGTGTTAATTGAGATGTCTTTAGTTTCTTTTGGCTTTCCGTACATATAGTTGAAGTACATTTGCAAGGCTTTGAAGTCGCCTTCGTCAATCTTTGCTTTTAGTTTCTTGATAGCGTCGTCTTTGTCGATGTGTTTGTTCAGCATCTCAATCAGTTGCATTTCTTCTGACTTACTCTTGCGACCCGCACCTTCTCTTTTTCCTCCGTTATTTTTTCTCTTATCCATAATTGATATAAATTGATAATTCAATCCTTTAATTTAAAACAACAAAGGTAGCACTATGTTAATTAGATGCAACAATACAACAAGAACCCACAGAGTCAATCCTCTCATAAATCCCTGTGGAGTTAGTTTCTCTCCGTAACTACAAACAAAGAATGCACCCCCAAAGAAAATCAATAGGAGTGCTGCTGATATTATGCTGAATATGTGCTTCATACTTTTTCGTATATCATTGTTAAAATAATTTGGAAGATTCCTACATAGACTACGTGGTCTACTTCATAGGTTTGTTCCCCTTCGAATTCGTAAGGTCTTACTCCGAAGACTAATCCTTTGACCATTCCTATTTTTAATTCCCATCTAAGTAAATTCATATCTTTTCTTTTTAAAACATTCGTATTTGTTGTTTGTGTTCATTTATTCTTTTCATTGCTTTTTCGTAGTATTCTTTGTCAAGTTCACAAGCGGTAAGGTCAAACCCTAAATTATGACAAGCTAAAGCAATAGAACCACTTCCTAAATGGGTGTCTAAAATCTTATCCCCCTCCTTTGCATAATTCATTAAAAGCCATTCGTAAAGTTTAACAGGCTTTTGTGTTGGGTGTATTCTGTAATCATCAGCATTTTGCGGTCTCATATAGAAGGTCTTTGCAGACTTGTCAAAAGAAGTCCAAGCGTACTCACAAGAGGCAAAACTAACACCCTCAGGTTGCTTCTTATCCCATATAAGAAAGCACCTTGTCGGTTTTAAATAAAAATAATTTCCACCCCAAATAATCTGATTTTTACTAACCCTAAACAATTCATTGAAATATTCTTCTTTAGGTATTTCATCATCCCAACTCTTACCACTACCTCCATAATGCCCAAGCCTTCCGCTTGAATTTATGTTTATCCCATAAGGCGGGTCTACAATAGCAAGTTCAAAATGGTTATCGGGATACCTTGCCATTAGTTCCATATTATCTTCGTTTGTTATCATAATTGGTTTTTTAAAAGGGTTATTGCTAATGCTATATATATTACTCCTAAGGTTATTGCTATTATGTTTTCTTTTGCTATTTTCATTTGGTTTCTTTTTGTTCTTCGATTTGGTCAAAGATGTTTATCTGTTTATTCTTTGGCTTGTTCATAAGCCTTGAGTGAATAATGTCACAATATTCTTTACTTATTTCGCTACCTATGTAATTTCTATTATTTAAAATACTCATTTTAGCAGTTGTTCCACTTCCCATAAAACAATCGTAAACTAAATCATTTTCGTTACTCCAACTTAATACGTGGTCTTGTGCAAGTTGTTCGGGGAATATGGCAGGGTGCTTACTTGCTGTTTTGTCATTTGCTCCACCACCTGCAAAGTATTTCCAAACATTACGTTTTAATCTTGTTTTATCTTGCGTAGAATATCCAAAATCAACGCTATTGTCTTTATTCCTTCCAAATGCTTTGTTTTTTCGAGTATCTTTGTATTCTCTTGGCTCTCTTAATCCATTAAAAGTATTTGGTTTTCCTTTACTCCAAACAAACATATACTCAAAATTTTGTTCGTACCTATTGTGTGTTAGTGGTGGTGTGCTTTTTTGATATATCATAGTGTCGTGCAAATTAAAGCCACATTCCTTAGCAAATAATGCTTGTCTAAAACTTGTACCCGTTTCACTTCCTTTTTGAGTAGAATCACCAACCACCCAAACAACTACACCGCCTTGTTTAGTAACCCTGTATAATTCATTTATGGTTTTTTGCCAATCCATAGTAAAACCTTTGTACATTCTTAAATTGTCATAAGGCGGTGAAGTTACTGTTAAATCAATAAAGTTATCTTCCATTCGTGCCATTGTATCAAGGCAGTTTTCATTGTATGTCTTATTTACTTCCATTTGGTTTCTTTTTGGTTAAACGAATTGCATTTGTCTTTGTCCTTTATCTCATCGTAGAGAATGTCCTTCCAATCTTTTGGCTTGTTCATAAGCCTCTCGAGTATCTCGTCTAAGTGTTCCATTTATTTCTTTTTTTAAAGTCCACAGTGTCCGCTATCACATTCATTGAAGTCATCGTCAAACAATTCTATTTGAGTATTCCACTTTATAATGTCTTTATACATCACATCGCTTCTCCATTTTGATTCTTTGGTTTCTTGGTCAGCAAACCATTGCATTTTTTCGGGATGCTTGTTGCTCATCTTCTTCAATAACAAAGGGCTTCTCCAATGGCAACCGACGCAGTTGTTCATATATGCGAATCTAACGGGTTTGTTCTTCCAAAACACTTCTATATTATCTTTATATATGTTATCTTTTATCAATGGAAATTCGGGTTTGCAATACTTGTAGTCTCCCCAATTATTCCTTCCGCTTTTTGACTTTGAGAATGTAGCCTTTACACTTGTGAAACCGTTCTCGTCTGTCTTTTCCATCATTGTATTCGCTCTCCTTGTTTCGTTTGCTCTATATCCAAACCTCATTTGTACGGGTTCTTTTACTTCTTCATACATCCAATGAAGTATTGGCATTGTTTTAAGTTCCGTAGTACAATACCTTGCAATTTTATTCGGTAGGTACTTAGTTCCTTTCTTTGTCTTTATTATGGCATCATCAAACGTCTTTCCTGTTACCCAATCAATCTTCGAACCTATGAACTGTTCTAAATCTAACATAGTATAGATAATCATATCTTCCTCAAGAGTTCCTATAAATTCAGTTCCTAACCTATCAGAAACCATTTGCCTTACTTTTGCATCGGGAAACATACATTTCTTGTCGTCTGTACGAACCAAAGAAAACACATTGTAATCAGCAGGGTAATTTGCTGCGATGTAGCTTGATGTTTTTCCTCCACTTAAACTGTTTACTGTTTTCATATCTTTATCCTATTAGTTTTAGTCTATATCCTTCTATTACTTGTTCTAATTCTTTGACTTTTATCTTTAGTTCTTTTATCTGTTGTTCAGCAGTTGGTTTCTTTCCGAACTCTCTGTCAAGTTTTGTGTATATGTTCCAATATTTCTTTTCGTATTCTACGTCATACATCGTCTTGTTGACTGCATTCATCACAGTAGCGTGGTGTGTTAGTCCTACCGTCTCCGCTAACTCTGTAAACGTCTTATCTGTGTAGTCTCTACATAGTTTGAAATATATTGCTCTTGCGTAGGTAAAATGTCTGCGTCTGTTTCTTGAGTTTAGTCGAACATCAAGTTGCTTCTCTATTGTTTCTTTTATTTCTTCGTGTGTCATTGTCTTAGTCTTTATATATTGTTTCATCGTTTAACATAATAAATAACTCGCATATTTCTTCCAAGTCATCTCCTTCTTCGTTTTGCAAAATGTCTCCATACATTCCGTTTGTGTACCATTCTCTTACCACGTTCCAAACATCTAATTCAGATAGGTTATTTTCTTCTATTGTTGTTTTCATTGTTTTAGTTTTTAATTGTTTCTTTTAAATCGTCTATTGCTTCTTTGATTCCTGCACAGTGCAAATATAGTTCTTCTTCTTCATACAAGGTCAATACTTCTTCCAATTCTTTTATTTCCATTCCTTCTTTGTATAATTCCATTGCATCTCTGTAAGCGTACCAAATCCATTCTTTTTTTTCTTCTTCTGTCATATTGCGTTGGTTCTTAGTTTTAGTAAATTAAAACAAAGGATATACTTCTCTCTTGCTTTGCTTTTGTATATCTTCCTATACAGTTCAAACACTTTCCTTTTGAATTGGTATGGTGTTTTGCATTCTTTGAATATCTTCTTACAGTATGCCTTTCCGTAGCCTTTACAGAAGTTTACATTGTCCGCACTATCGCCAAGTATCATTTGCTCGTGAAAGAAATACGTTGCTTGTTCTTCTGTGTGCTGCGTGATTGTTTGGTGCTTATAGTGGTAATTGTAAATCAAAGCAGGGAATTGATTGTAGTCCTTATCTATTGATACAATTATTGATTCTTTTGGATTCTTTGCCCAATACGATGCTACAAGGTCATCCGTCTCATATCCTGCCTTATGTATTGCGTTATAGGATTCTTGTACGTATTTAGTCAGTTCGTTCAGTAGAGTCGGTATATTGGCTTTCTTTCTGTTTGCCTTGTACGTTGGTGTCAGCATCTTTCTGAAATTACCTTTAGAACCGCAGAACGTTAGAACCTTATCAATCTCTTGGGTTTCTTCCAACTTGTTTACAATA